TGGTGCTAGTGGTGCTAGTGGTGCTTCAGGTGCTCAAGGTGCTCAAGGTGCTAGTGGAGCGTCAGGTGCTTCGGGTTCTAGTGGTGCTTCGGGTGCTGATGGTTCAGATGGTGCGTCAGGTGCTCAAGGTGGAACAGGTCCAGAAGGTCCTGGTGGTAGGACATATGAAGGTACTCGTGAGGATGATTTAGTTGATGAAGAGATTGATGAAAGAATATTAAGAATTATTGGATTAGATGATACAGTTGGAATTGATTATGCTACTTATAGAACTCTCTTAAGAGAGAAGATGGCAGAAGGCAGGATGGGTGCAACCACCATGTCTAGTGAAGAGATTGAGTTAATAACAGAAGAGTGGAGAAGAGTTAAAGGTAAGGTTGGTAGATTTAGAGTAAGAAAAGGTGGTGATGGTGCTGAGGGTGGTGCTCCTGGTGCTACTGGTGGTATTAATTCAGATAGTTTCTTTAATAAAAAACCACCAGGTGATGCTGCTGGTGTTACTCCAGAGGGTGATGGTGAAGAATCTTCTGGTGGTATGGGCAGTATTGCAGAGATTATTTCATCTATTAGATCAACTGTAGAATCCATAGCAGAGATTGTAAAAAATCAGTCTAGATTGATAATGAATGATATCAATCGTAGAGCTAGAAATGATCAGAAGAAGAGTCGTGCTAGTGCAGAATCTAACATGGAGAAGAAGAAGGGTGGATTAAAGGGTGTAGCAGAAAAGGCATTAAAACCTGTTATGGGTGTTTGGGAGATGCTTGTTAACTTCTTCACAACAATTATTATGGGTAGGATTTTATTTAAGATGATGGATTGGTTTGGAAATCCTGCTAATCAAAAGAAAGTTGAAACTCTTACTAGGTTTATTGGTGATTTTTGGCCTGCTTTGTTAGCTGGATTTTTAATGTTTGCAACTCCCTTAGGTGGAGTAATAAAACTTGTAGTTGGTACTTTGGTTAAATTGACTGGGTTTATGCTTAAAAAAGCTATACCTATGGCACTAAAGGCAATAGCAGCAAACCCGTGGACAGCAGGTGCAATAGCATTAGGTGGATTAGCTGCGTTTGGTTTGTCTAAGATGGGTGGTGATAAGGAAACTGAGGAATACTCAGTACCTTCTGTTACTCCAAGAAATTTTGATGATTTACCAGAAAATGAAAAGGCAAGATATAATCAGATGATGGAAGAGAAGGGTTTTAGTGATAAAAAGGCAGATGAAGGTAATTTTGACTCTGCTGGAAATGAAATTAAGATAGGTGATCAGGTTGGATATTCTGGTGGTGGTTTAGTACAACCATTAACTAAAGGAGTTCAAGGATTCAATCAGGGTGGAGAAATTACAAAGCAATCTGGTGAGAGAATTAAAGGTGCAGAACCAGATACTCAATTAATTGCTGCTCAACCTGGAGAGGTTATGATGAGTAGAGATGCTGTACAACAGTATGGTGCTGATACTCTTTTAGGTATGAACGCTGCTGCTGGAGGATCAAATGTTCCTCAGATGGCAGAAGGTATACAGAAAATGTCAGGTGGTGGATTGGTTGGTACAACTAATACACCAGAAGCAACACCACCAATTGAAGTAGATTTGGGTGGCAAACAATCTGAAGAAGTAGATTTAACACCACCTAAAGATGGTGCTGATGGTGCAGATGGTATGCCAGGTGCTGATGGTGCTACAGGAGAAACAGGTGCTACAGGAGAAACAGGTGCTCAAGGTCTTGCAGGTGGTATGTTAAGTGGAATTGGTAGTGGATTAAAGACTATGGGTGGAATCGCTGCTAATGTGATGGACCCATTTGGTATTGGTAGAGGATTACTTGGTAAGGCAAAAGATGCTATTGGTGGAGTTGTTGGTGGTATAACTGATAAGTTATCAGGACCTAAGGTATCTGTTGCTGCTAATTTAGTACCTTCTACATTACCTGTATTGGAAGAGAGGATTGCTAAGTTAGAGTTTGAAGCTGCTAATCCTCCACCTGCACCTGAACCACCAACATCAAGTGTTGATTCTGTAACTTTACCTGCACAGACAAATACAACTGAAGTTCCTGCAAGTGGTGGTGGAGATAGACCTGAGTTACCAAACTTTCCTGCTTTTAAAGATACTCCTCAACGTAAGAATAATATTGAGTTGTATGGTATTGTGGGGGTTAAATAATGGCGATTGAAGCAGGAAAATTAATGAATGTGTCTTCTGGTAAGAAGTCACAAACTCAACCAAGAGCATCATTAATTCCTACAAAAGGTAGTCAATACTCTCTACCTAAACCAGATGGTTCTGGTGGTGGTTCAGAGGGTGGTGGAAAACATAAGAATGGTATATTATCTGATTTAAAGATAATTCAAGAGAAGACTATAACAATTGAAGAACATCTTAAAGAGACATATAACTTACAGAAAACAGATGTTAGAAATCAGCGTTATGCTGATAAAGTTAATAAGAGAGTAAAGGCAGAGAATTTATTAGAGAGGAAGAAAGAAGATAAGAAAAAAATAGGATCAATGAATCCTCTTAAGAAGGAGACTGATGCACTTGAAAACTTCTTTATAAGTACCCTTTTGGGATTTATTTTGGTGAGGTTGATACCACTTGTTCCTACAATTGCCAAGTTTTTAAAAATTGCTGGTAATGTAGCTTCATGGCTTATAGACATTGCTGGTCATTTGCTTAATGCCGTTACAGGATTTCTTGAGTTTGGATATATGGTAGTTGATGGTGTTAAAGCCACAGTTACTAAAATATTTGGTGAAGGTGGTGGAAAAGCATTTGATCAATTTGCTGGCATCTTTACTAAGTTGGCGAATCTTGCCATGATTCTTATGATGGCAACGACTAAGATGGGTCAAGGTAAACCACCAAAACCAAAAGGTAAAACTAAGACATCAAAGTTGAGGAAAAATTTAAATAAGAGGTTTAAGAAGAGTCCACTAGGTAAGAGAATGCGTAATCTTAAGGCGAGAAAACTTAAGATGATGCGTAGACTTAAAAATTCTAAAATTGGTAGGTTTGCAAAAGGTTTAAAAAGATTCTCTCCTAAAAATCTTCTTAGGAGAGGTGGTAAATGGATAATGAAGGGAGGTCCAGATAAACTCCTTAAAGGTGCTGGCAGGATGCTTGGTAAAGGTGCTGGTGCTGCTAAAGGTCTTGCTGGTAAAGCAGCAAGTAAAGTTGGTGGATTTGCTGTAAAGATATTTGGTAAGGCTGCTAAGTTCATTGCTCCTGCAATGAAGAGTGCTAAACCGTTTGTCTCAAAATTCTTTGGAAAGATTCCTATTATTGGTCCACTTGTTGTTGGTATAGTCTCTATAGTATCAGGAGAACCATTAGGTAAAGCATTATTCAAAACTCTTGGTGCTGCATTGGGTGGTGCATTAGGAACCTTTATACCTATTCCTGTTTTAGGAACACTAATTGGTGAAACTATTGGTGTGTTTGTTGGTGATTTACTTTATGAAGGATTGATGGGTAAAGGATGGGGAGCAGTAGGTAAGAAATTACTGAAATCCTTGATGAAGATCTTCAGTGCAGGTAAGGCAGTTGCTAAATGGATTGGTAGTGGATTTAAGAGATTCTGGGAGAAAATTCCAAAGATTAAGATACCAGACATACCTAAAGATCCTCCTAAATGGATACCTAATTGGGTTCCTTTTAAGAAGAAAGTTTGGAATGTATTTAAGACTGGTGTAAAGGTACTGATAGGACCTTTATCTTTATTGATGGGTCAGGAAATACCTAATCTTTTATGGTTAATGAATCCAATAAAGACTATTCCTGCAGCAATTAAATCATTCTTCCCACCTAAAGGTGAAGGAGGAGGTGAATCTTCAGCTTTAAAACCTAAGGAGATAGAGGACTCTGATGAGGAAAAGAAAAAGAAGAAGAAGAAAAAGGTTAATCCATTAGAGAAGAAGGTTGCAAAACTTGAGAAGGAACTCAAGATTGCTAAGAAGAAAAAGATGCTTATCTTCAAGGTAAATAGAGTGGATGCTGGTGGTGATATTGCAGAACAAACTTCTTATGAACAAACAGGAACAACTATTATAACTCAACCTATAGTTGAAGAAACTATTGTTCATAGAAATAGTGGTGGTGGAGGAGGAACTATGGTTGTTACTACTGGAGAAACATCTAACATGGAGGCAGCACTATCATGAGTCAAACTACTACAGCTAATAGTGCTATTCAGTCTGGTAATATCACTAAATGTTTAATAAAATCTGTTCGAGAGGATGGTAAAGAAGCAGATGTATCTCAAGGTATAGTAGATTTTAATTATTATGAGAGTATATTAGACAATACCTATAGATTTTATATTGCTATTGTGGATACAGGACAGCAGGGTTTAACAGTTTTGCGTGAACTTCGTTTGTCTGGATTTGAGAAGGTTGATTTATGTTTTGAGGATAATAAAGGTGAGAAATTGAGGTTTGAGAATGAGAATGCATTATGGGTATCTCAAATAACAAATATTATGTCTTCAACTGAGAATACTACTTATTGTCTTGATTTAGTATCTAAAGAATATCTTGCAAATGATCTTTGTAAAACAGAAGTATACACTAGATATGATGGTGAAATATCTGATTCTGTTCAAGGTATTTTGAGTAGATATTTGCAGACTGAGAAGGGATATGAAGGTGATAAGACAAAGAATCATTATAATTTTATAGGTCAGGGTAAAAAACCATTAAAGTTATGTACTGAACTTGCTAAGATGGCAATCTCGGAAGAAGCTGAAAATTCAGCAGGATACTTCTTTTATATGACTTATGATGGTTTTAGATTTAAATCTGCGGATATTTTGTTTAAGCAAGAACCAAAGAAGAAGTATATCTATAATGATACTACAGGTCTTCCAGATGGATATGATGAGAAGGTACTTGAGTTCACAGCAAATAGTACTATAGATGTGAAAAGGAATTTAATGACAGGTACTTATGGTTCAAGAGTAGAGACTTATAATCCACAGAATGATGAATATGATGATGAAGCACAGGAAGTCGCTAATGAGGATCAAGATCCTTATGGTGGTATGGATCTTCCTCAGATTGGCGAGGAATTTAAGGAGAAGTTTGGTGAGATTAGTAGAAGATTTTTTAGAAAATTAGATATTGGTGAGTTACCTTCAGGTGATATTGATGATCAACTTGAGAAGGCAATTGAGGAGAATATCAAAGCAACTGATGTATTTGCACAAGCTGCGATGCGTTATAATAAAATATTTACTAATCAATTGACGATAACGATTGCTGGAGATCTTAGTTTAAGAGCAGGTGATGTAATAAAAGTGGATTTCCCACAACAAAGTACTGAAGAGATACAGAGACCAGATGAAGAGATGAGTGGATTTTATATGATCTCTGATATTTGTTATCATATGGAACCTGATAGTTCCTTGACTAAGATGAATCTTGTCAGGGATTCCTTTGGAAGAGCGACAGATACTTGACTTTTAGTTATAATGACTAAATAATACTACCTATACATGAGGATTGTATGGAAACTATCGAACAACACATCGAAAAAGACAAAAAGATCTTAGATGATCCACAAACAAATCCTGCTGCTCGGAGACATTACGAGGAAGAGTTGCATGAATTAGAAGTTTACGCAGAGCATCACCATGACGAGATCGAAGCAGGTGATCATCACGATCCTAATGCTATCGAACTCTTTTGTGAGATGCATCCTGATGAACCAGAGTGCTTAATCTACGACGATTAATAATTTATGGCTGCCATATCTTTATACAATGCAGAAGGACACCTTTCCAAGCGTACTTGGGAAGGTATTGTTGCACCTAGAGAATCTTGGCCTAGACAAGAGGAAGCTGTAACAAATCCTGATGAGATAAAGAATTGGGGTCATAGAGTTAGAGTTAGAATAATTGGAATTCATCCAAAAGATAAGAAGGATCTTCCTGATGATCAACTGCCTTGGGCAGAAGTAAGAACTACTACTATGGGTAGTGGTCATAAGGGGACTGGATTAAGTATGGGTGTTACCCAAGGTACTTGGGTTGAAGGTATTTGGGATGACCCAGATAATAAAACTGGTCCTATTATTCTTGGTATTAAAGCAAATAAATCCACAACTCCTTTAGTTAAAGAGCAACCTGAGACTAATGGTTTTAAACAGATGAGTGGATTTACCAATGAGGATCAGGTTCCTACAGACAGTATTCCTTCATCACAAGGACAACCAATTGAGTCTAATGTGAACCCTAATCTTCTTGCTGCTGGTGATGAGAATATGCATAATGAAGCAACCATTGGGTTAGCACAACCTAGTGAGTGTGAGAAGGTTCCTATGACGGAGATGCAGAAAGCAATCCAAGGGATGCAACAGGATATTGAGAGAGCACAAGATCAACTTAAAAAATGGGAGAATACTACTTCAGGATGGATTGAAGAGAAGCAAGAATATATTAAAAAGAAACAAGAGATTGCTGCAAACTTTGTCTCCAGAGGTATGAAATGGATGATGAAGGAGCAACGTAAAAATTTGATGGAGACTATTAATAAAGAGACTAAAAAGTTATATCATGATGTTGATCCATTAGAACGAGATAAGGTTAAAGCTGCAAAGGACACCACATTAGAACTACTTTCTTGCTTGTACAGTAATATTAGCAAGAACTTGTTTAATATGGTTGGTGACTTCTTGGGCAAGATCATGGACAAGTATATCAATATTCCTATGTGTGCCATTGAGAATTTTGTTGGTGGTTTAATTGGTAATCTTTTAGGAACCATTGGCAATATGGTTGAAAGTATAATGGGAAGAATGGCTGCTATGCTTGGTAGTACATTTAATATCGCTGATGCAATTTTAGGTCTTGTTGATCAACTTGTAGGGTTCTTTGAATGTGATGATAAGCAAGAATGTCCAGAAGCAAATGAGTGGGATATATTTGATGGTGGACAACCACCAGCAGTGTTTGATGTTGATAATATTTTAAATCAGGCAAAGAATGTTACATACCAAGCATCTGGCATAATGGCTGACTTTGATACTTTGAAGAACTTCTCTCTAGATGATGTAGTTCGTGCTGGAGTTAGTGCTGCTAATCAGTGTGGTGTTGGTCCTTTATTCTGTGGTCCTCCTACAGTAGAATTCTGGGGTGGTGGTCTTAAGGCAGGATCACCTAATCATGCTAGAGGTAATGCAATTGTTAGTGCAGCAGGTGATATTCTTGGAGTGGATATTAGAGCAGCAGGACTGGGATATCATAAACAACCCTTTGTAACTATTAAAGATAATTGTGGTAAGGGTAAAGGAGTTACTGCAAGAGCAAATATACAACTTGATGGTGGTACAAATCCTCTTACAGGAAGACCAACATACAGTGTTGGATCAGTTACTATTTCAGAAGAAGGTTTTGGTTATCCTAATAAACCAGATGGTGATATGGGTGGTGATGGAAGAATATGGGCAGATAAGAGTCAGACTGTTGTTAAGAGAGTAGATGGTAAGTGGGAGAGATTTGATGAAGATGAAGAGATACCTAATATAGACACTACAACACCTAATGTTGATGGTGGAGTAGGTGATCAGGTTTTAAAACCAGAAGATAGGAATATTGTTGGTGTAGATGATTCTTTAATTGGTCCTGGTGGTAAAGTTACTCCACGGGGGGAAATAAATGCTCCAGCAGGAGGAGGAGGTTCTCTTAGTGGTATTGGTGAGGATGGAGATCAACCACAAGCAGATAGAATTGCTCGTAGAAAGGGAGTTACTCCAATTCCAGGAACTGGTCCTAATGGTGAGACTGACTTTAATGCATTCCCTAACTTAAGTGTTGGTAGTTATCCTGTAGTTTTATATCTTTGTGGTTTAGAGATAGAAAATGCTGGTTTAAATTATATGTCTACAGACGAGATTGTGATTAAACCAAATGATGCAGGTGCAGAAGTAAAACCAACATTTGGTCCTTGGGGTGTTTTAAGGAAGGTCGAGATTATTAATGGTGGTAGTGGATGGACTGAAAGACCTAAGATCTACATTAAATCTCAAACGGGATATAATGCAGTTATTGTTCCACGTTTTTGTATACAAAGAGTTGGTGATGATACTGAAGGGGATATTCCTCCAGGTACTCCAACTGTTAGTGTTGTTGATTGTGTTGGTGAGGTAAATAGAGGTGAGGTAGACCCTTCTACTGGTTATCGAATATTAGAGAGTAAGTAATGGCAAAAATAGCAGTTCATAACCCAGTTAAACTGAGTGATAGTTACGGGCATTTAAAGTTCGGTCATATTAATCCCAATAATGCATTAGCAGGTGTTCTTATTAGGAATGGTCATCCAGGACAAGAATGTGAACATTATATGATGTTTATGTCAACAGGTGCTCAGAAGGGTGGTACTATTAATAGATGTCCAGGTGTTTATCAAATACATTGTGGAGAAAGACCTGTAACTGATATTGGTTTTATGTTGAATGTTGCTGAGGGTGATATTGTCCTCAGAGCAAATCGTGGTAGAATAAGAATGGAAGCAGAGAATGTAGATGTTCATGCTAACCAAGGTGTAATTAATCTTGATTCAAACGAGAAGATTAACATGAAGTCAAAGACTATTGAAGTTAATGGTGACTCTGTTGTTAAATTCTTTTCATCTGGATTATGTGAGATTATCGGACAGAATACATTAAACTTCTTTGGTGGTTTAGTTGACTGTGTTGATGGTGCTACTACAGGATTACCTTGTAAGGGTGAATCTAAATTTGAGGATCAACAGAGAGAGGTTTAATGAAGTTTCCAGACGTAGAGATTAGGAAGACATTATTTGTCGGTGAAGGTAATGCAACTGTAACTTTAGGGTTAGGTAAAGCACAGATTAGAGGTGGTGCATATGTTGAAGCACCTATGGTTGTTGGTGCTCCTGTTTTTGGATTTTCAGAAGCAACTTTGATGGTTGCTAATACATTTAATCCAGATTCAACAATGCCACCTATATCACTAAAGGTTAAAGGTGATAATATAATGGAGGGTAATGGCAGAATGTCAAATACCCTTAAGATCTCTGGACCACAGACTGATCTATTATATGTTGATGGGGATGCCTTTTTTACTGGTGCAGTAGATTGTGGTAATAAAGGTAAACTTGCTTCTAGATTCTCTGCTGCTGATGGTAAACCAAAACCTTTTGATATACAACATCCTACTAAAGGCAAAGGTCATAGACTTAGATATGCTTGTATTGAGGGACCAGAGGTAGGAGTATATTATAGAGGTAGACTAAAGGACTCTGATAGAATTGATTTACCATATTATTGGAAGGATTTGGTTGCAGAAGAGAGTATTACCGTACAGTTGCAACCAATTGGAAGTAGACATTTTCATTTAAATGTCATAGAATTCACAAATGAGTACATAATTGTGGGTGAGGCAGATGACAAACCGATAGATTGCTTCTATCATGTCTACGGAGAACGAAAAGACATTAATCCATTAATCACAGAATACGAGGGTGATAGTTGGGAGGATTATCCAGATCCAAACTATGATCCTAATAAGGTTGATTCTGATGAAAGGGTATATAATGATCCTAGGTTCTCTGGTCCTCCGAATACCAACACAAAATGAGAACTCAAAATAAAGAGAACTATTACTACATCTTTTGGGTTGTAGCAATGGTTGCTTTTATAGTACCTCAAGTCTTTACTGCTATTGCATATTGGAGACTTGCTGATATTCTCACTGATCCTATACGAGTAGAGCATGTAAATGAGTGAAACAACTTTAATATTAGTAAGTGGTGGATTTGACCCCTTACATAGTGGACACATTGCATTTTTTAAAGCAGCAAAAGAACTAGGAACTCTAGGAGTTGCTGTTAATTCTGATGATTGGTTAATCAGGAAGAAAGGAAAGTATTTTATGAATGTGGCAGAGAGGATGTCTATAATTAAAGAGTTGAAGTGTGTTGATGTTGCTATTGAATTTAGTGATAAAGATGATACTGCCAATGATGCTATTAAAATGGCACTAGAGATATATGATAAGGTAGTCTTCTGTAATGGTGGTGACAGAACTAAAAGTAATATACCAGAGATGGAAAAATGGAAAGATGATCCTAGGGTAGAATTTAAATTTGGTGTTGGTGGTGACGATAAAAAGAATAGTAGTTCATGGATATTGAATAGATGGAATGAAGAAGATAATATACGCTGAAGAGAATTTTATAACTCCAGACGAATGTCAAGAACTTATTGAATTATCTAAGGCAAATCCAGACGAGATTCCTTATGGTGATGAGAGTCGAGGTGGTAATACTTACCTCACAACTCTTGATGGGATATACTTTGAATCTCAGAAAAATAATGCTGTTGACAAAGTAACAAATGTTTGTAAAATATTTGATCAGAGAGTAGTTATAGATTATGCAGGTGTAGTAAGATGGCCTTCTGGTACTTTTATGAAACCTCATATTGATCCGCATAGACCTAATCAAGAACCTGATTTATTTGCAGCAGTTCTTTATTTAAATGATGATTTTGATGGTGGGTATACTTGTTTTAATCACTGTGAGATAAAACCAGAGACAGGTAAGTTACTTGTATTCTCAAATTCTGTATATGAACATTCAGTGAGTAAGATTGAAGGTGGTGAAAGATTTGCTCTTAGTATATGGTACAACCAATGAAGAAGTTAATATACATTGAAGAAAACTTTATAACTCCAGAAGAATGTCAACAATTTATTGATTTTGCTGTTGATAATAAGAATGAGACTCCTCATGGTAATGGAGATACCTATTCTACAAAGGTTGATTGGAAGAATCATACTGCAATATATTTTGGTGGTAATGTTGATTCTACAGTTCCATCATTAGATAATGTTATTGTTAATCGTGTAGTAGATATATGTAAAAGTTTTGATCCTAAAGCAAACTTAGATTATGTTGGTGTTGTAAGATGGCCTGTTGGTACATTTATGAAACCACATGTAGATGATAATAATGTACATAAACCTGATATGTTTGCTGCAATGTTATACCTTAATGATGATTTTGAGGGTGGAAACACTGTGTTCCATGATCTTGTGGTAAAACCAGAGGTTGGGAAGTTAATTATCTTCTCAAATTCACAATATCTTCATTACGTTACTAAGGTTGAGAGTGATGAGAGGTTTGTTTTATCATTCTGGTTTAACACTATATAATATTATATTGTAATTATTAAATGCCCATTTATAAGGCAGCAGTCAAGAAAGTATTTTTTACTCATATCCCTAGGACTGGGGGACGATTTATTCTTTATAATCTAAAGAAGAATGGATACTTAAATTATGGTTCTTTTGCTGATTATGATTGGGTGTGGGGACAAGAATGTTGTCATTGGACTAGACCCACGTATGAGAGTTTGTTTAAAGAAGACCTTAAAGAAACTATGCCCCATTTTGGTATCGTAAGAGATCCACTTGAACGATACTTGTCAATGAAGAGTTATGAAATATATCCAGATGATTGGAGCTTCTTCAGGGTTCCTGCTGCTCAATGGTATAGACCAATGGTAGATTATGTGCGTGATGATACTCAGATATGGAAGTTTGAGGATGGTTTTGGGGATGAGTTCCAAGAATGGATGAGAGTATTATTAGATGATAAAGAGTTTACTTTATATGACCCACCACTATATCTGAAGGAAGGTAAACCGTATAGTAAACATTCAATGTTGGAGTATAAACATCCAGATTATAAGAAGATTGAGAAGACGGACGAGATTGAAGAGTACGTCAAGACCAAGTACGCTGACGACTTGACACGTTGGTATTAGGAATATATAATATGCAGGTAATCAATTGATTCTCAGTTTTGTTAATTGGTTACGACCTTTACAACGGTGGGAGTACAAAAGATCTCTATGATAGAAAGAGTGCCCACCTTTAGACAACCAAACGCTATATTCTCGGCCCCATTTTTTATAGAAGAAGTCGATCTAGATAGAATACAGTTAGAGTCTGATGAGTACAATGAATCCTTCCTCAGTGGTATAAAGACCACAATGGGGAAGGATCGTTTTTCTGATGAGAGTTATCACTATGTCTCTCAACTTGTATTTGAATGTATAGGACAGTTCTTAGATAAACCTTTTTATATTGGACAAGTCTGGAGAAATAAATATAATAAGGAAGACTGGCAAGATCCCCATATTCATTCTGGTGCTCAATGGAGTTTTGTAATATATGAAACTGTTGAACACTCTAGAACTGTGTTTATGAATCCTTCTAGGAAGGTTATGATGAATCAATGGGGTATGTACACTGAGTCAATGATGATGGATTTTATCCCTCAAGTCCCAGCAGGACATATTATTATATTCCCTTCATGGATTGAGCATTTTGTTACTAGTGGTAATGAAGGGACAACTGTATCAGGTAACATATATTTACAAGAACCACCAGCAGGACCATGAAACTAAAAATCACTTGGGAATATGTTTGGAATGAAGATCAAGTGGTTAGGATGTGTTTTATAAACGGGTATCCTTATACTTTTGAAGATCTTACCCCAGAAGAATGTACTGATAAGAAGGTTGCACAAGAGGCAAATCAGAACAAGTCTAAAGGAGCTGCATATACTAAAGAAGACTTGTATAGATTATCAAAATATCTTATAATGGAAGAAGCACATCCAGAACATTTTGATATGGTGGATGAAATCGAGAACCCTAGAGAATTACCTTTAGACTAATGGAATTAACAGAAGCTAACGTAATAGAAGTTCTCTCTGAACTTGCACCGTACATAGAAGCAGACGGTGGGTTCCTTGAGTTTGTAGAGATAGAGCACGAGACTAACTTTGTTAAGGTTAGGTTAGGTGGTGCATGTTCTACATGTGCTATGAGTGCTATGACACTAAAGCAAGGTATAGAATCTAAATTATTAAATGATATACCAGATTGTAACGGAGTTATTCAGGTATTATGATCTTAGCAACAGTATTAATAATTGTATCCCTCCCATTTGTGGCATTAACCTTATACATGGGAACAAAGAATGGGTATTATGATAGCGATGATTATGAGGGTGATGGATGTGCTCATGATGTGAAACGATGAGACGATACACATATGATGCGAAAAATTATCCCCTGTCAGAAATTGCTCTAGGGTCGATTCAAAAACATTATCCTGATGTACAGGATTTGTCTTTACTACATGAGCATGTTCCTTCTAAGAAGATTGGGGAACTAGCAAAGATTATAGGTAAAGATTTAGCAGATACTAATTTTTATAAGATTTTCGATAAACTCTTAGAGGATTATGTCTCTTTGGGTGAGATATTGGTACAAAGGTTTGGTAATATACGAATTAATATACCCAATCAAGATAAGGATGGAACTGTTTTACCATTCCATCAAGGTCAATGGGTTGGTAATGGTTTAGGTCTTAGAACTGTATGGTTACCTTTTACTGATGCCTATGATAGTAACTCTCTGCAATTAGTAAACCTTATGGATAGTAGGGCAATTACTGATGCATGTAAGGAGTGGGACTACCTTAGACTTCAAGAGGAATGTAAGAAGTATTGTGAACCAGTTAATATTAGGAAGGGTCAGTTTATCTTGTTCACACAGGAGCATATTCATGGTGCTGCTGCTAATAGAACTGGTAAAACTAGAATGAGTATTGATGTCAGACTTCTATTAAAAGATGGTCAACCTCATAGGAAATGGCCTGGTGCATACTTCAGAAAATTGCATGATACTGATATTCATTCACGTAAGGTCGAGATTAAAGATAATGATAATGTTGTAATGTATGCTGAATATGAGGGATTTAAAACGAGATATATTGATTTACACTTCCAAACTTTGACTGTTAAAGATTATTGCAATAGGATGGGTTATACATTCCCACATCAAACTGGTGATAATGAAGGTAGGAGACATACTTATCTTGAGTATTTGATTCAAGAGGGTAATCTTGATCATATTATGCTGTTTAGCATATTCTCTTTACCTGATGATTATCACAGAAGAAATTATATTATGCGGTTGGCAGTAGCACTTAAAGTTAAGTTGCATTTTGCTAACGAAGAATTTGTTTTAGATAGTTGGGAGATGCTAGATAAGATAGAGTACCTTAGAAACTTCACTACAGATTGGAGCAACCCAGTATATGAGAGTTCAAATATGGCACTCGCCAGGAATGAATGAATGGCGATGGTCCCTATATACAAGACGTTATGCACCCAAAGGAGATTACCATCAAGAGACTGGTAGTAGAAAGGAAATTCGGGATGCAATGAATGATGTAGCAACTACTATTGAACATTTATTGGAACAGAAGGAAAAAACGTGCAAACTTGAGGGTATAAATATATAACATACAAAGCTTTATCAGTTAAATAAAATGGGTCTTAGTCGCTTAGATAATTTTCTGAAGAACAGTCGTGGAGATATTCTTTACGTTGATCCTTCTAGTATAGACTCAACCGATAGTATTGAGAACCAAGGTAACTCTCTGGTAAGACCCTTTAAGACTATTCAAAGGGCACTGATTGAGGCTGCGAGATTCTCCTATCAAAAGGGGTTGGACAATGACAGGTTCAGTAGAACCACTATTATAGTATATCCAGGTGATCATACTATAGATAACCGTCCTGGTTGGATACCTATCCATGATAATCCCTTGTCTGGTAATAACTGGATGACTAGAGGTGGATCTGGTGCTACTGGTTTAACAGAATTTACATTAGATACTAATTTTGATATAGAGAGTGATGATAATGATCTCTATAAGATGAATTCAGTCTTCGGTGGAGTTATTATTCCCCGTGGTACTTCTATTGTTGGTTTAGATTTAAGAAAGACTAAAGTAAGACCTAAATTCGTTCCAAATCCAGAAGATGGAACTATTGATCGCACATGTTTATTCAGAGTTACAGGTACTTGTTACTTTAATCAATTTACATTCTTTGATGCAGACCCTAATTCGTTAATATTCCAAGATTACGGTAATAATAAGTTCGTACCTAATAAGTCACACCATAAACTTACTTGTTTTGAGTATGCTGATGGTGTTAATTCAGTTAAGTTTAACGATTCATATTTAAACTATAATACAACGAGAACTGATCTCGATATGTATTATCAGAAGATTGGTTTATTATATGGAACTTCTAGTGGAAGAGATATTACTCCAGACTTCCCTAATACAGGGCAAGATATACAGACCAAGATTGATGAATTTAGAATTGTTGGTTCTCAAGGTCAGAATATTGGTATTAGTAGTATTAAAGCAGGTGATGGTAATACATCCACTACTGTTATTACAGTAGATATTACTGAAGCAATCACTGGACTTGATGTTGATACTCCAATTAGGATTGAAGGAGTTCCTGTTGGTGGATATAACGGATCATTTGTTATTAATAAAGTAGAGAGTGATACTAGAATTAAGTATAATGTATCCTCTGCTCCTGCAAACGCACTTCCTAATATTGTAAGTGGATCACCAACACTTAATGTTGTTGTTGACACAGTTACTTCTGCTTCTCCATATATCTTTAACTGTTCATTGAGATCAGTTTATGGTATGTGTGGTCTTCATGCTGATGGTGACAAGGCAGATGGATTCAAATCTATGGTTGTTGCCCAGTTTACTGGTATTGGACTACAGAAAGATGACAACGCATTTGTTAAGTACAACACTACGTCTGGTGTATATGAAGACAGTACTGCTGTATCTAATTTACACACAGATTCAAGAGCTCTCTACAAACCAGCATACACCAACTATCACATAAAAGCATCTAATAATGCATTTTTACAGTTAGTATCTACATTCGGTATTGGTTATGCTAATCACTTCGTAGCAGAGAGTGGTGGTGACCATTCTATTACAAACTCTAACTCTAACTTTGGTTCGAGAGCGATTGTTTGTAAGGGATTTAGAGCAGATGCCTTCCCAAGGGATGACACTGGATATATTACACACTTCATTCCTCCACAAGAGATTACAACAGCAGATATAGGTATTGAATTCTTACCTGTTGACGTTGATAAGACAGTTAGTGTTGCTAATTCATCTCGATTATATTTGTATAATGAGTTTAATGTTAATAACCCACCAAATACAGTCTTAGAAGGTTATAGACTTGGTGCATCATCAAATGATGAATTAAAGGCAATCTTTAATATTAATGGTACTCCAGTTACTAAGAAGTCTAGAATAGTTCTTCCTAATACTCAGGGTACTGGTTCAAGAGAAGTAAGTTCCTTTAAGACTACTACTGTTGGTAGAAATTCTATTGGTATTAACAGTATTACTTCTAATATCTTTACTTTAACTGATAGTCACCAGTTTATTAATGGTGAATCTGTCAGAGTTATGAGTGATGATGGTGAACTTCCTGATGGTGTAGATCATAACTCAGTTTATTATGCAATTACCTCTGGTATTAATAGTGACCAAGTTAAATTGGCACAGACATTGAATGATACTATTAGTTTGTCTCCTTTATCTGTTAATAGTAAGGGTGGTATATTAAGTATTGAGTCTAGAGTATCAGATAAGTCTTCAGGAGATATTGGTCACCCCGTTCAATATGATGCTGGTATTGGTCAGTGGTATGTTAATACAAGTACAGTTAATAATGAGATCTATGATTCTGTTGTAGGTTTAGGAACAACAACTCTAGGTCTTGCATCTCCAAGAACATTTATTACAAGAAAACCTGATACTAGATCTCTAGATGATAGAATCTATAAAGTTAGATTTGTTGTACCTAAAGATTCTACAGTTTTATCAAAAGCACCATCCGATTCATTTGTTATTCAAGAGTCTAGTTCTACTACTGGATTAACAGATGCAGAAGTTCTTAAGTTCAATAGTATTGATCCAGTTCAACTTAATAATACATCTGAATTAAGGAACCCAAGATTTATATCTAATGCGGTTTGGGATGCTGGTATTGGAACAGTTGGTGTTGCTACTCTTACTACTGAGATTCCACATGAATTGTCTGTTGGATCTGTAGTTGCAATTACTAATGTAATATCTGGTCTTAATACAACTGGATTAGGTAATACTGGATATAATGGTGAATACACTGTAACAGGTAGAACCTCTAGAAGAGAATTCACTGTTGGTATTAAGACAGATCCAGGCGTATTTAATAACAATACTTCTGCAAGAAATACAAGTCTTCCAAGATATACCAGAACTGAAACTAAGAATACTTTATTCGTATATAAGAAGGACGAGATTCAAGAGTATGTTGCTAATGTAAAAGATGGTGTTTATCATTTAACACTTATTGATGCATCTAACCGTCCTAGTGTAGAACCATTCGATGAGATGAGGTTCGCACAACCAGTTAAGAGTCTTTATCCTCAAATGGATAGAGATAATCCTGTATCTGATCCTAAGCAAACTAGAACTTTTGCTTTACCATCACCTATTGGATTAACTGAGGTTAATAATCCTCAGAACAGTCTTACTAAAGAGGTTGTTAATAAGAATATTAGAGATATTGAGGTTGGTGTTGGAATTGTTGAGATTGAATCTCAGAGTGGTACTGCTCATACACTAACAACAGAACTAGATCATAACCTTAATAGGGTTAATGTTGTTGCAATATCTAGTGCTGGTTTTGGATATGGTAATGGATCTGGATCTATTCAAACTCTTTATAATGCTAATCTAGTTGGTATTGGAACATCTGTAACTGGTAAGAACGCAACTGCTAATATTAAGATTAGTCCTACAGGTCAGATTACTGACGTTAAGATTGTTGATGGTGGATCTGCATTTGGTATAGGTAATACACTTGCTGTTGTTGGTGTTGCTACTACCGCAGGATTTACTGAAGGTGTCGTCCAAGTAACTCATATACATGATGCTACTAATGAGATATTAAATGTTGAAGGTATTCGAGATAGTGTATTTGATGACTATAATAATCTCTACAGGATAACTAGTGTCCCTGTTGGAGAACCGAATAAGGTTAATGTGTCGTCTGCAACGACGGTATATGCTAATTACCAATTTACTGGTGATACTCCAATAGCAGGTGTTAATACCAATGGTCTAACCAAGATTAATAATACTATTCTCTCAGACGTTACTTCATATGTAACTGGTGAGGTAGTTGGTATAACTTCTATTACATATGATAATGTTGCTGGTATTGCTAGTGTTACTACTGGTACATCTCATGGATTATTGAATAATAGTACTGCTAGAATATTAGGATTTAATGAGTCAACCTTTAATGGATCATTTACTGTTACTAATGTTTATAGTGTAAATTCATTTGCAGTTAATGTTGGTGTATCTACTGTAGCAGTAGTACCAACAGGAAGTGGTTCTATATATCCTACAGGATTTACTGCTCAAGCAGGTGCTATTGATCCTGCTAACGAGTTTGCATCTGCGAGATTATCTCCTCAGTATGCAGGTATTACTACTTCAATTACTGTTGCTCTAACAGACCCAACAATTAATACACTTACAGTTGTTAATGCTCTTAAGTATAACTGGAATGTTGGTGATTACTTGATTGTTGACAACGAGATTATGCGTGTCAGCGAGACTGTTGTTCAAGATACAACTATTGATGTATTCCGTGGTTTATTTGGAACACAGAAACAAAACCATGCTATCGGAGCACAGATAAGAAGGGTTAAGTTCAAACCAATTGAATTTAGACGTAACTCAATCATTCGTGCATCTGGTCACACATTTGAATACCTTGGATATGGTCCAGGTAACTACTCTACTGCACTACCATCAAGACAGGATAGGCAGTTTAAGAATGTAGAAAGAATTTTATCACAGTCTGTATCTGATAATGCTGGTACTCCATTCTATAATGGTTTGGATGACCAAGGTAACCAATACACTGTTAACAAGTTCACTAGTGGTTCTACTGGACAAGACTTAATTACTGGAGCACCAGTACCAACAGTTAGAGGTGAAGATATTACATCTAATAGTAATGCTGTTGGATTTGACGTTGAAGATACTGATCAATTAACTGTTAATAGAAGTATTAAGGTTGATGGTGGTAAAGATAAGAATATTGTATCTGAGTTTAATGGTCCTGTCGTCTTCAATAAGAAGGTAACTACAAACGCTCCTGTTGAAGCGAACAGTCTATTCATTCAGGGTTCAGAAACTATTGCTAGAAAGTATAGTGTTGGAATATCAACTCCTGCTATCTCTGGTAACGTAGGTGATATAAACTTTGATTCAGAACCATCTTCAGGTGGAACTGCTGGTTGGGTATATACTGACGATAACAACTGGCAGAAGTTTGGTCCAATCCAAGCAAATCCAGATGGTGCTTATGTTGGTCTCTTTAGTGGATCATTCAAGGGTGATGGTTCACAGTTACAAAACGTATCTGACGTTTGGGTATTTGATGGTGTTGGTATATCTACCACAGCACAG